GACAAAGAGAGTGTTGGATGCGTTGTGGTTGTTGGACAGTTCCATACGGACACGGTGGACAAGGTGCAAACAGTAACTACTGTGGAAGATGTTGTGGACAAGGCGGACAAGGTGGATCTGGACTTGTTAAGATTACATACGTCTAAACCGAACAAGAAAATTTATCAAAAGAGGGTTATAGACCCTCTTTTTTTATAAATAGTCCCGAAGGAGTAAACCCGAAGAAATCCAAAATGGCAACAAAGATTATTTCACACAATTGGAAGTTAAATCTTCCCAATGCTTTCCTTACAGACCACTCTATGTCTGATGGAAACCAGAGAGACCAAACTTATGATGGTCCAGACAAGATTTTTTTGCAAATTAATGCAGAAGGTAAAGAAGTATATGGTCCTTTAACAGAGGATGACATCGCAGATGGTCGTCCAAAACCCCTAGATGTTGTACAGTGGTATGAAGTGGACTGTGCTAGATCTGATTTACACACACTCATCTGTCAGTTAAGAGGACCTGTTGTCAACGAGAAAGAAGAAGATAGAGGTGCTGGTACAGATACAAACCATCCTGGCTCTCCAGAGGTGGACGGAAGTGTATACCCTCAGTTTACATATTCTTCAACTCTCTTCCCTGATGATATCTATAATTACGATACTATCAGAGTTGCAAATCCTGGCACTGCTGGGCCTGATGACATTTCCATTGGTGTATTCACACCTAGAGAGAAGTTAAACGGTGTTGATGAGGACAAGACATGGGAACATGTTAGAAAGCATAGAGACAGTGTTCTTTCTAATAGTGATGGTCAAATTGCAGAAGATATGCCTGATGCACTTAAGACTCAGTGGAAAACATATCGTCAACAGTTAAGAGATCTTCCTAACAAGATGATTGCTGCTGGAGTACATCCTAACTTCGCTGACATGATGTTCCCAATAGAGCCTGGGTTCCAAGATCCTCCTCATCAAGGAGACCCTGATGCAGAAAGTGGACAAGCATGGGAACCACCAACTTCAATGTAAGACACTTATATATAAAATAATTCATCAAGATCCTCCTAATAAGAGGATCTTTTTTATTACATGTTTGAAGTAAATCCTATAAAAATTTCACACATACAACGTTGCTACGATTATACAAAATTAAATGATTTCGGTTATATCTGGAGAAAAGTATTTGTTGTAGATGATTTCTACAAAAATCCAGATGAAGTCCGAGACTATGCTCTGTCATGTGAAAGGACAAATGACAAAGAATATTGTGGTGGTTTAATAGGCACAAGGGTTATTGAAGAACGACAAGACATGATTGATAATCTAAAACCAGTCTTCAAAGAACTATGCCAACATTCGGAATGGAAAAACTTAGAATTTACCGAAGATTTATTTAATTATAGGTGGGACAATCAAAAATTTTTGGTTAACCATACAACTAACAAAGATATAAATGAAAGATTTACTAAGACTGTTTACTGCTATACTCACCATAAAGATCCAGATTCTAAGTGGGCTGCACTAGTTTATTTGAATAAACCAGAGGAGTGTGAGGGTGGTACACAGTTTTACAAATACAGGGAAGATCACGCTTATGGTGAATATGACATAAAAAAAGATATTACCTTTACAAGTGAGATGAAATATAATAGAATGATATTGTATGAAGCAAAATGTACGCATGGAGCGGACTTAAATCGCAAGATGTTTAAGGAATATCCTCGTCTGGCACAGGTCTTTTTTATGTGACTATATACTATAGGAATTATGAGAACTATGAGATCAAAAGCATTCTTCGTCAATGGTGGAGCAGGGAGAGTAATAAGTTCAATACCAGCATTTGAGAAATATGCAGAGAACCATGACGACTTTATTATTGTGTGTGAAGGTGGAACTGATTTCTTCAAGGGACACCCAACATTAGATAGTAAGGTCTATGACCACTGGCACAAAAATCTTTTTCAAGAACATATCAAAGACAGAGACTGCGAGAGTCCAGAGCCATACAGAATATGGCACTATTACAATCAGAAGTGTAGTCTAGCACAAGCATATGATATTGCAATCAACGGTTTAGACGAACCTAGAGAACTTCCTAAACCTACAGTTCATCTTAATAAGTCAGAAGCCATTGCTGGATACAATATAGTTGAAGAAATTAAGGCGACAACAAAGAAAGATAAAGTTATAGTTGTTCAACCATTTGGAAGATCTGTAGAACAGATGGGAGAGTTTATTGCAGACCCAACTTCTAGAAGCATGTCTCTTGTAGGAGTTGTAGACATAATTAATAATCTCAAGAAAGATTATGGAGTAATAATTATGAGTGAAATTCATTTTCCAACTGAGGAGAATGAAGACAAATATCCTATTGCTAGACCTCAAATATCAGACATGAGAACATGGGCTTCTGTCATTGATGTTGCAGATCATTTCTTAGGATGTGATAGTATGGGTCAACACATTGCAAGGGCATTTGATAAAACTGCTACTGTTGTAGTTGGTTCCACATATCCAGAGAATATTAGTTATCCAGGCCTTAAGGATTTTGATATCATTGATGTGGGTAATGGTCGTAGAGAATACGCACCAATCAGAATTGCAATGGATGAAAGAGTTGATCGTTTTAATGATGAAGCGATGGAACTAAGTAAGAAACAAATTGATGAAGTTATTGCATCATGTAGAAAGAGACTAGGTAAACCAAAAACATACACTGGCAACTTCGTTCCTCCACAACAACAGCAGGGACAATCTTGTTCACCTCAACAGCAAACACCAATGCAACCACCAATGGGACAAGGAATTGCATCACCAATGCAATCAACTTTGAATAACTTACCTACTGCAAATTGGGCTCCTACAGGTGCAGCTGCTCCTAATCCTTTACAGACTGGTGCTCCTAAACCTAGTTTTACTATGGACACTAAGAAGAAACCAAAAAATAAAAAAGGGTTTCAATCTGAAATTAAAAGTTTACTAAAATCTGATAAAGAAAACGCAATTAGTATAGAAAAGAAATCTATTTAACATGACACAGTGGATTGCAGCAATCGCTAGAGGACATAACTCTGGTGTATGCTTACTGAAAGACGGACAATTAGTTTTCTCTATTGAAGAGGAAAGATTATCTAGAAAAAAATATGATGGAGGGCCTTTGGCTTCCATGATCAAGATATTGGATTACACTGATAGACTTGATTATCTTGTGGTTGCACATACACAACCACTCGATCAGGCTGGAACAAATGATTTTACAGGAGAACCCATTTACGTTGCTCTTGCAAGGAAATTAGGTCTGATAGATCGTAAAGCAGATATCTATAAACATCCTCAAGTTGTAGATTACAGTCATATCCATCATAAACTTCATTCTGCTTGTGCTTTCTATAGATCTGGATTTGAAACTGCTGTATCTGTTATAGTAGATGGTGCAGGGACATTCATTCCTATGCAGATTGATAATGAAACAGAGATGACATGGGAATTAGAAACTATTATTAATTGTGCTTATCCTGATAATTTTAAAACTCTATACAAACATCAAGGAGGTAGAGGTCCTTGGGGTGCAGTAAGAATTGACAAGTTTGGTTCTGAAAGAGAAGAAGAGGAAGGATCTCATGAACTATTCCTAGATGATTCTGCTGGTATTGTAAAAGCATATGAGGCAGTTACTCAATACTGTGGTTGGGCTCCTATTGAAGCTGGTAAGACTATGGGACTATTCCCATACGGAAAAGAGAATAGTGAGATTCCAGACATCTATACAAACTATGATGGTAGAAGTGATTGGGCTACTACTAACAGAGACCTTATTGTACCCACCTACCCTAATGGTGCAATCGTAAACAAAGGTAGATTCTTAGAACTAAGAGAACCTTTGGATCCTAGTGGTGTGAAAGATATAACCAAGTTGGATAACCGTAGAGATATGGCATATGCAATCCAAACAGAATCACAATCTATGGTGTTAGATCTTATTTTCAAGGCAGTTGAGATGAGTGGTGAAAAGAATGTAGTTCTTTCTGGTGGATATGGATTAAACTGTGTTGCAAACTATTGGTATCTTCCTCAACTAAAAGAAAAGGGTATCAATCTATTTGTAGAACCAGTAAGTAATGATGCTGGAACAGCTATCGGTGCTGCATACTGGCACTATCATAAAGTAACAAAAGACAAGGAGGTAAAACCAATGATTACCGATCTATATTATGGACCTAAGTATGAATACGATACGGAATACATTACAGATCTTGCTAATTATTATGATGCAACTAGAATCTTTGAGGCTACACATGAAGATGCAGTAGATCTTATAATGAAAAAAAATATTGTTGCAATGTTCCAAGGTAAATCAGAGGCAGGCCCTCGTGCATTGGGTAACAGATCTATCATGTATGATCCTAGAGATCCGAAAGGAAAAGATCATGTCAATACTATTAAACGTCGTGAATACTTCAGACCTTTTGCTGGATCAATATTGAAAGAACATGTACATGAATGGTTTGATCTTCGTGGTATGGATGATACACCATTTATGATGTATGCTGTTAGATGTCAGGAAGGAATCAAAGAAAAGATTCCAGCAATCATTCACGTTGATGATACATGTAGGATTCAAACAGTTACTGAAGATGTCAATCCTCATTACTATAATTTAATTAAAACTTTCTACGATAAGACAGGATGCCCTATTATCTTCAATACATCCTTTAACCTAGGCGGAGAACCTCTTGTGGAGACCCTAGACGACGCTCTGAGGACTCTTTCAAACAGTTTGATAGAATACCTCTATCTGCCTGAGTATGGTCTTATGATCGAAATAAAGAACTGATGAGAGAAATTAAAGAATACGAGTATCCATTTCAAAAAGATAATACTGAATTGGAGGTGGAGATTCTTAATTCTACTGCTCCTGTGCCTGATAGTTATCTTGAAAGATCGGAACATTGTCACATAGCAAAATGGTATAGTTATCCACAAAAAATAAGAAAATTTATAAAATGGATAGAAGAAACTACAGACTCTAAGGTAAAAGATTTATGGGGAGTTTGGTATCGTGATGATGGTGGTATCAAGTGGCACACACATAAAGGAGATTTTAGATATTCATTTGTTTACTACATAAAGGTTCCAGAGGGTAGTTCATCAATATATTTTAGCGAAGATCCAGAAACAGCTGAACCAACTTTTTTTTATCCGAATCAAGGAATTTGTATGGTATGGGATAGTAATTTTCCTCATTCTGTCCCTCCTGGCAATCATAAAGGTAGATGCGTATTATCAGGTAATTTAATATGAAAACTGTTGGAATAATGATATCTCATGATGCTTCTGTTTGTGTAGTAGAGGATGGAGAAATAAAAAACATCATGCAAGAAGAAAGATGTAGTCGTGTAAAGCATGATTCTTATCCATCAAAAGCATATGAAAGATTATTTGGTGATGATGTTCCGTCAGATGAATTATTAAACACTGATTTTGGATTTGCTGGTATTAGATATTGGCCTGTAAATGACTTGGCACAAGACTTTCAACTATCATTTGAGCAAGAGGTATATTCTTTTACAAATTACGTTATTTCTAAATCTACCGATATCCATTCAAAGAGAGTAAAGATGGAGGATAACGATATAGAAAAGTGGGAAAACAAATGGAGAGATACTAGATTTGACGACCACCATGTATTTCATGCTTTTTGTGGATTTTATAATTCTGGATTTAAAGATGCAGCAGTTCTAGTTGTTGACGGTATGGGTAATCCTTCACAAAAAGAATCTGAAAATCATGAAGTAGCAAGTATATACACAGTAGAATATCCAGCTAATATTGTATGTCTATCAAAAGAAGAGACACCCAAACATCATGCAGAATTTATGAAAGCAAGAAGTTCTCATACAAAATGGCCTATGGGAATTGGTATGGTGTATTCTTCTATTGCTGCTTATTGTGGATTTGGACAGTTGGGATCTGGTAAGATAATGGGTCTAGCATCATATGGTAAAGAAGATCCTAATATAAAACCTTTTGTTTTTGATAACTACGAGATTAATTCTAAACTCTTCTATAGAACACATGATGGTTGTATCTTTATAGATTATGATTATCTACCAAGAGATTGGGACTACAGAAATTGGAATGAAGATGTTCAGAAAATCGCTAATTTGTGCTGGAGATTACAGAAAGATTTTGAAAAGTGGATGACTAATAAAATATTAGAAACCTTACAAATAACAGGGAAGAAAAATATTGTTCTGACTGGTGGTTGTGCAATGAATTGTGTGGCAAATTATGAGTACTTGAAATATCTACCAGAAGGTGTTAAATTATTTGTAGATCCTCTGTGTGAAGATGCAGGCATATCTGTTGGATTATCTCAATTTTTATACTGGTCAAAGCAATGAAGTTTGAAGTTTACGATGATTTTATATCACCAACATATCAAAATATATTAGAGAGTTTGCTCTCTGATTATAATACTAAGTGGTCATATCAACCACACATGGATTATGGTGAACTTGGAGCTCCACAATTTTTAATTGGCGTATTAGATAATGGAAATGTGGGAGATCAAATGTTACACTTTGCTCTTCTAGGTTTGGTTAGTAAGATAATAGATGAACAATTACCGAACTGTATGAATACTAGAATAAGAGCAATACTACAGACTCCTCTAGCTAATCCACCAAAGCATTATATTCCACATACTGATGATAGAGGATCTGAATTTTGGAGTGCTATTTACTATGTAAATGATGCCACAGGTGACACATACTTGTTCGATCAAAAGACAGATGATGTCGATAACCCAATAGATTGGAGGTGGAATTATAGTGATTCTGTATCCCCCAAGAAAGGAAGATTAATAATATTTCCTTCTCAAAATTTCCATGCTGGTTCATCGCCTAAATCAGATAGAAGGATGTTACTCAATTTTAATTTTGCAAAGAGATGAAGAGAATTAAAAGATTAGTTATTGTTGGAGGAGGAACTGCTGGATGGATTACTGCATCATGGTTTGCTCGTAGATGGTCAAATCATTTTGAAGTGGTAATTATCGATAAGTCTCAACCAGAAAGAATTGGTGTGGGGGAAGCAACCCTTCTTAGTTTTCCAAATGTCATGAAGATGATGGGATACCAACCTAAAGATTGGTTGAGAGAAGTAGATGCAACATTTAAGTCTGGTATTTTATTTCCAGGCTGGGGTCATGAAGATGCAGAAATTTGGCATCCCTTTTCTTTCACAAGTATAGGAGATACTAAAGTACCTTTGTATGATCTATGGCAATCATTCCAAGATAAGTATGATATAAAAGATACATCACCAATGTATAATTCTTCAAAGAAGAATAAGATTGAAACTAACTATGTGCATGATTCCTATGCCTTCCAGATTGACTGTGGAAAGTTAGTGCAGTTTTTAATGAGACACACTACACCTTATTGTCAATATATTCAATCTGATGTGGTAGATATTATTAGAGATGGACAAGCAGATGATATAACTAAATCCAATATTAAAGAACTGGTATTGGATGATGGAGGAAGAATATATGGTGATATATTTGTAGATTGTACTGGTTGGAAACAACTCCTTATTGGCAAAAACAATGTTGATTTAAGTGATAGATTGTTTATCAATGCAGCTCTTGCTGGTAGAGTAAAGTATGAAGATTATAGAATAGAACAACATCCATACACTGCTTGCCCTGCACAGGAACATGGTTGGATATGGAAAATACCTACAAGATCTAGAATAGGAACAGGATATTGTTTTAATAGAGATGTTAATGATCCTGATGAAGTAAGACAAGCGTTCTCAGATCATTGGAATGGTAGAATCAAACCAGACGAAATGAGATTACTAGATTGGAAACCACAATATGTTAAGAACTTCTGGGAGGGTAATGTAGTTCCTATTGGATTGTCTGCTGGATTCATTGAACCATTAGAAAGCACAGGTCTTGCACTAATGATTAGGGGTGTAGAATATTTGGAGGAAGGAGTATTTGGTGGTTATTTTGATAGTAAAGTAGAGGCACCTTTCTATGATGCTAAAATGAAATGTAGTTATGAAAGTGCTGTTGATTATGTTAATATGCACTATTCATACTGCCAGAGAAAAGGTAAGTTCTGGGATTATGTAAGATCTAAATACCAGAAATCATCAATGCAAGAAATGATGGAGGGATATATTCAAGATCCCAATATAAGAACTCCTCAAACTGGAAAGGTAGGTTCATTCTTTGATGGCACTAACTGGCATGTGTGGTTACTACAGTTAATGACAACTGAGATCAATCCTAAAGAGTATTGGAAAAAAGATGAAACTGCTTTACCAAGATATGAGAACTTTTTGAATCATGTATTGCCTGACAATCAAGCAAACTCTGTCATTCAGAGCGAGTATATCAACCATATAGATAGTCTAGTATGAATAAAATAGTATGGTGTAACGGTACATTTGATATCTTACATCCAGGCCACATAGAATTATTCAAGATAGGTAAATCTCTAGGAGATAAACTTATTGTAGCAACCGATACAGATGAAAAGATACGTCAAGATAAGGGTCCGTCTAAGCCCATCAATAATCTTTGTGACAGAGTTTCGATGTTACAAGCGATAAAGTATATTGACGAAGTATTTTACTTTAATGACAGAAAAGAATTAGAGGGGTTGATAGAATTGTATTCACCTGATATACTATTACTGGGTGATGATTGGAGAGGAGGAGACGTAGTTGGTGTACAATATGCCAAAGAAGTAAGATTTTTACCTCGTCTAAATTATTCATCAACTGATATCATAAAGAGGATTCGTGGCTAACGTAATTGTCATAGGTGATAAGTGTACAGACAAGTATGTTTTTGGTGAGACCACTAGGCTCAGTCCAGAACAACCTGTCCCTGTTCTAGATCAAACTAGAATAGAGGAGAGGCCAGGTATGGCTGCAAACACTGAATTGAATCTAAAGGCGTTTGGTATTAATACTGTTCTACTTTCACAGAGGGAACAGATAACTAAAACAAGATTCATAGATACAAATAGTGGTTATCAGTTGATGCGTTTGGATGAAACTCCACAAGTGGGTAGGATTGCAAATGCTGAATTGAAAATGGCAATGATGCACATGAATCCTGATGCGGTTGTTATTTCAGATTATGACAAAGGATACCTTAATGATGATGACTTATGGCATCTGTGTCACAATTTTAACAGACCAGTGTTCGTAGACACCAAGAAGCGTAGACTTTTTCATAAAGATAATGTATTCTGGAAAATAAACAAGAAAGAATATGATCTCTTGGACAAAGATCATTTACCCAATGACACTCATCTTATTGTTACTTTGGGAAGCCGTGGTGTTATGTGGAATGGACTACAATTTCAACCACAATTAGTCAAAGTGTTTGATGTTTGCGGTGCTGGAGATACATTTTTAGCTGCTTTAGTTTACGAGTTTCTAAAAACATCCAACATGCAGAAGTCTATTGATTTAGCAAATAGAGCTGCTGCAATTTCAGTAACACACCCTGGCGCTTACTATCTTAATAAACAGGATATAGAATCATTATACGGAGGAATCGATGGACAAACTAACAGTCAGCAAAGCGGATCTGATGCACATGAGATTGCAAGCGTGGTTGCGTGAACATACATGTGAAGACATTGCATATCTAGGGGAGACTGAAGATAAAGATGGTGAGATGAAACATTTATATCGTATTGGCGAACATGAAGTATTTCATGATATGATCCATGATTTAGAAATGGAAGAAGTTCCTGACGATGAAGATTGAATATATTTTTAAAGTAGAAGGATCAGACATTTTTTATACTCCAGAGACAAACGGCGGAGGAGATCATTTCTTTCCAGAATATTATGATCTAGTTTCAGAATTCTATGGTAGGGTAGGTCATCTTATGGAATGGTGTAGTGGGCCTGGATTTATAGGTTACGGAATGATGGCATGTAATATATGTGATCATCTTACTTTATTGGATAAATTTAAACCAGCAGTTGACATAGCTAAGAAAACTGCTGAGAATTCATTTATAAAACATGGATTAGATTTTGTAGATACAGAAACAATATACCATCGTAGAGTTTTTCCTCGTACAACAGTACATCATTCAGATACTTGTTCAGTGTTATCTGATCATAAGATAGATTTAGTTGTAGGCAATCCTCCTCACTTTGAGTGTAAGGAAGATGCAATTAAAGCTTTGAGTAAGTTGGGTGGCACACCCTTATTCAATGATCATCTATCAGAAATTTTATTAGATTCAAATTGGGATGCTCATAGAGATATGTTTAATGAAGTATCGACAAGACTAAGTGATGATGGTATAATATGTTTGCAACTTCACTCAGGTGGATCTAGTCCTGATACATTCAAATCAATGATTGAAGAATCTGGTATGAGAATTACCGCTACTTTTGATAGTGCCAAGTATGATGATATCTATTACATGGAGGTAAGAAAATGAAATATTGTGTTGATATAGATGGAACTATTTGTAGTCAAACGGTGGGTAGAGATTACTCCAAGGCAATGCCATGGTGGGATCGTATTGCTGTCATAAATAAGTTGTATGATGAAGGTCATGATATCACTTACTTTAC